CCAAGCATATCTTTGGCCATTTTGAGAAGTTCGAGACGAATCTCGAAAGGTGTCATGTTACTCATAATAATCTCCTTTGTGTGTATGAGTGTTAAAAAATGATAGGTTATTCTGTTACGAGGAAACCTACCGAAACCCTAAGCAGTGTTTAGGCTGCTAATCTGTATGAACTTTCGTTTGCAGATATTTTTGTTTAGTGTTAACGACAACTCTGTCGGATCGTCCATCTTTGTACTTATCGCCCTGTCGATTCTAGAACAGGCCCATCAGAAGTATACTAACTGCTCGCTTAGAACATTATCCATCTCTGGGATCTAATTGCTTGCTATTATACTTCTGGTGGACCTGAGGGGATTTGCACCCCTGTCCAGAACTACTTTCGATTAACTTCGTACGATCATATAAACTGGAGACTGACGAATCTATCTCCAATAACCTCTTTATAACGCTCTGCATCGTTTAATGTCTTAAATAACTTATAGAACGTTGCAGAAGAACCTGATTTAAAATTAACTTTATACATTATTTATACCCTTATCTCAAAAGCCCACCTATGGATTATACTGCAGATGCCACTACTAATCCACTCTTTCTTTCGTAGAGGTCCCGAAAGTACATTAAGCGCTTTACATGGGTATTTCTACGTTCAACAAATACTTGGGGCTCTTCGTCATCTACTGCAATTGCTACTACCGTTTGAGCAACCGGAATGTTAAACTGTTCTTCAAACATAATAGCATAGGCAGAACATTGCATAAAATAATTTTCAATATCTTCTTTATTTTTGAGACGCTTCGACGTCTTAAAATCGATAACAGATAATACACCATCAAATTCCGCTACGCAATCTACCGTACCTGCAATACGCAAATGATCAGAGTACATACGTAACTCTTGAGCATACACGTTATTGATTCGATGCAGGGTAGGTTTAAATTTATTAAATAATTCCTGGTCTAAAGGACTCTTAAATGCCGGTACCTCATTGTCAATATACTGTTCGCATAAAGTATGTATTCTAGTACCACGACCGGATGCCGTTCTAGATATTCTATTAGCTTCTTCTTCACCTACACGTTTACGCCACTCCATAATATATCCAATATTGTAAGCAGCTAAGACAGTAGTAATGGAGGGGTACTTATTCCCCTCCGGGGTTACATAATAACGGGTACCGTTCTCATTCAGTTGTTGTAGTTTGGGGACTTCACGGTCAAGTTGTACATGATTAAACATAAGTTATTTTAATGGTTTCCTGATAATACTTCAACTGCGTGGGCGAAATGTTTCTTACGGTCTTCTAGTCCAATGGTACCACCATTAATCTTTTTAGTCATAGTAACAAAGTCACCTGAATCGGCGTACTGGTTAAGACTGTTTTTGTGCCAGAACCAGCAGGCGGAGTGAATAGCATAGTACGCATCTAAAAGAATATCAGGATTCTCTAACAATGTATTATCCTGAAACATAAACTTAGAGCAATTGCGATAATTATCTTTACCTGTCAATTGAAGAAGTCCACGGCCGCGATACTTCCAGCCCTCACCAGATGACTCAGGTCCGTTACCCATCCTACCACCGTATGATTTATTTGCAATAAGCTCCGGCTTACCTGCATATTGTTCTGCCACACCGGTTGGGTAGCGCTGGGGCCATATCCTGGTTAATGTTGCTGCCTTATAATTAAGGTTTTCCTCTAACGTAGAGAAGCCACCAGACTCATGAGAGCATTGTGCAATAAAAGCTGCCACCCTTGGTATTGTGGTGATATTGTATTGAGGTAAAGCCTCACACATACTCTCGTACCAATCATCAGGACCCCCTAATGCTCTTGGTACCAGCTGTCTTACATGATTCTCGTTAAACTCGAAATCAAAATTCATTTATGTCTCCAAATCTTCGTATCTAATCTTAGCCAATATATAGTCTTTAACTAAAGAACTTCTTACAATATCGTCGGCTTCGAATTCTATTTTAGTAAACGCACCCATGTGGTACGCAATATCAAAAAACTTCAATATACCACTAACGTCGTTCTTCTTTTTATTTAGGTCTGTTTGTCTATAGTCTCCGCACCAAATAATTTTAGAGCGGTAACCAACCCGTGTCATGACAGTATCAATTTCTTCAAACGTCATATTTTGCATTTCATCGACGATAATAATTGCGTCGTCAAATGACATACCACGAATAAAAGAAGTTGAAATAAACTCAATATGTCCTTGCTCGGCTAACCTATCATAAGAATCTTTCCTATCGAACAACGTATGACAAATCTGTCGATACGGTTGTTGATATATGTCTAGCTTTTCATCAATATCACCAGGTAGGTGACCCATCTCTCTGGACTGTACTGCTGAACGAACAATAATAATTTTGTTAAAAGGATTTGTCTTGTCTAATACTTCTTCTAATGCTTTATATACTGCAATAAACGTTTTACCTGTACCGGCAACCCCGTGGAGTGCCATGAAATAATCTCCTCTTTTATATGCATCGTAAAATATTTTTTGATTATCTGTTAACGGTGCAAATGTTTTAAGATGGTCAATTTTTAATCTAAGTGCATTGTTGGTCTGGGCCCTTGAACTTATGTGTCTTTCCTCGGTGTCATGAACAATAGGAAGTTTCGCAGCTCTTTTAGTAGACATGTTTCCCCTTTAAAAATAAAAAAAGGACTACAGTATTACCTGTAATCCTTTACGTTAAGTTATATAACAAAGATACCCAGAATCAGCTTCTGGATAATTTATCCGACAAGTTACTTTTATAATTTGCGGCATGAATCTTAGACAAAACTTCATTAAAGCCTTGATCAGGTTTTCTAATACCTAATCTAACAGAATCACCCATGGCAGGGGCGCCCATGATGACCTCTAGATTAGGATTCTCTTTTAAGTATTCTTCACGGGAATCCCATGACATAATCTTATCAAAAATCTCTTTATTATCTTTATTACGAAATGTATATGTTGGCATATTTTTATTTATACAAATTCAGGCGGCGATTCAAAGAGATGATCAATAGAATGTACGTCAAAAGTATTCTCAGGATTTATCTCAAGCATTTTACCCTTTGCTACTTCAATATCTTCAATAGAATCATATACCCCAACATGAGAGGTCTTTTTAAGGCGGTTCATTTTATCCCGTACTTGCATCTCTAGATTATAAACTGTATGCATTTTAGTTAATATCACCTAGACTGGTTTCCCCAGTCAGCTGCTCATACATAGTTTCAAATTCCTCATGCTCGGCGACCTCCTTAGAGAAGTTTTGCTTATGATAAACCTTGGCAAGCTTACGAAACGTTTTTTTACTCATTTCATACTCTTCACAAATATTAACAATAGCTTCTTTAATAAAATCACGTTCACCATCAATACGTGCCATAGATGCAGATAACTCATCCATACATTTCTTAATAGCTTTACGAGCGGCGGGATCAGAAGGCAAACTCATTATAAACTCCTTAGTTTCAATTCTTCTTTAAATGATTCTTTGTATGCTGGGTGCATTGACGGTACATTCTCAAGACATGCCTCAATATGTTCTGTACTCATGTCCTTAAGTAAGATATGAGTAAGAGGTTGATTACCATCTTTACCATACGTACCCCACTTAATTACCTCACGAACACTATCATGACCGTCTGTAGTATAGACGCTTAACTCTTCGTAAGGAGCATCAGTATGGACATTGCGCCTGGTATACTCTAGGCCTCCATCCACCATATACTCTTTACCATTCTTATCTTGGTAGGTAACATAGTCATGTCTATGCCTGGATTCTAGAACTGTACCATCAGGGGTACGGATTGCATTATATACTAATGTACTCATTTTATCTTCTCATCTGCGATACTTCGACCGCGTTATCATCACTAAAGATAGGTACAAGGTTAGACTTATGCATCGTAGCAACACCGAGCATCTTATCGCCCGTATAGCGCATAACAGTCTTACCGGTATTAACAGCACCCTTATGCCCGGTATCTAAACTAGGATAGCGAATAGTCTCGCGAATATAAGGAGTATAAACAGTACCAGGTAATTTTATCATATTAGGAATAGGTTTCTTTTTAACTTTACCTTCAGGTTTAATATCATATTTCGCACACCACTTAGCATACGCCTCGCGCTCGGCTTTAGGCATAGTCTTAGGTTTAACTTTAGATTTAGTATTAGAATAGATCATAATATATTATAATATAACTAGAGAATAAGTCAACCTTTACGGGGCTGACGTAACCTTACCTGTCTTATATCATAAAATCTCTCTGGTTCAGGTAAGTCATCACTTACTGACCATGGACTTGGTTTAGGTTTTTCGAAACGTTTAAGAAACGACACCCAAAGAGATTTCATACTAAAGGGACTTTTTGTTCCTTAACCTTTACCGGTTTCGGTGTTAGAGCTTGAGGAAACGCTTCTCTTACAATATCTTCTTTTAAAGACTTGTACTTTGTATGTAACTTACGGTCTTTAGCCAGACATAAAGCCTCTGCCTCAGTCCAATGAATACCTTCAAGCATATTTACAAACAAAGATTCTTTTTTAAGTTTTGGTAAAGTAGTCCTGGGGTCTAACCAAACATAGAAGCGTCTTAATTCTAACTGAAGAGAGGATTCATTATATCCAATCGGCTTATCGGTATCTTTCCTAAATGGAGGTTCTCCCTCAGGTAGATCCATCTTAAGCATGTGATCGTAGTTAAGGCGAAGTAAAACTAACAACGGATCAGTTACGTTATTCTTTAAGATAGCGATCTTTTCTTCTCGTGTCTTAGCTACTTCAAATTTATCTAAAATTTCGGATACTAGTAGGTGCATTAAAACTCCTGGATATGTTCAATCATCTGTTTCATTCTATTAGTCATAAAATAGTCAAGCAACAGGCCTCTATCCTTAACGGGATATGTCGTAAATGTATTTATAACCTCTTCTTGAATGTGAAGAGGAATCATAGACAGATCTACTAATACCTTATTACGGTGAAAGTTACGTCTCTCTTCCTCCGTCTTACATGCAATAAAGCCATCGGTAAAGAACTCTTGAAGACGTTTAGATGTAATAGACTTCTGTCTTTCACCGCTTACAATAGCATCATCTGCTGTCAAGATATTAGGTACCCCATCACCTTTATCACCCTTAACGATATGCTCCATTAACACTTCATGGATACTACCTTCAGGTTTAATAAACTTTTTAAGAGTGGGAGAGAACTGCTTTACATGCTTATACTTTTGTAATTGATTAAAGTCATGGTCACCAGAGATAATAAGAAGAGATTTAGCAGCGTCTTCACTAAACACTACACCTTCTCTTAAATCATTCCATGTAGACCAGTATACTAAAGAGGCGATTACATCATCAGCCTCAGCACCTTCGATCTCAATAACCTTATAAGGAAAGAAGGTTTTTAATTCCTCTTTAATTAAGTTAATAGAATCAAAGATAAGAGGCCAGTTAAAGCCAGAATCTTCTCTAGACTTTTTACGGTTGGCTTTATAGTAGGGAAAGTATTCTTTACGCCAGTATTTACGACTATCGCAAGCAATAACAATATCACCATATTCCCGACCGAACTTAACTTTATGACTTCTAATAGTATTAACTACCATATGACGAAGTAAATTTACGTCAAGTTCAACATCGGTTCTATTACCAATCTCAGCCATTAAATTTGAGATAATAGTCTGAGAATAGTCTATAACAATCATTTAATAACTCTCACAATAATACATTCATCGTTGATACGACCGGTTACATCGTACCCCTTGGTTGTGAGATCGGATAGAAGTTTACGCAACTTCACCTTACTGGCATCTAGTAATACTTTAAGGAACGCTTCCGGGCGACGAATAGAACGGCACTCACTCATATCCGGATCATAGTTCTGTAAGGTAGAACCTTTTACCTGAATGCCTTGTACAGAGTCTGAACGATAGGCAGCCAATCTCTTATACTTGACATTATATACCCATACCTGGGAAGCTCCAACCATCTCTGAAGGATTAACGGACTTAATACCCAGTTCAGTATCTTCTTTCTTAAACTTAATTCTAGCTACCTGAACTGCTGGAGGCTTGGCTTTAGTAACACGAGGTTTACGATTAGCTTTCTTAAACTGCGTATACTTCTCAAGATCTACAATGAACGCACCAAACATTTTAACAAGGTTAGCTTGTTGACGTCGACTGATGTTAGAGTACCCATCCTTGGTATCTTTATCCATGGTCTTATAAACTTCGGTAAACTCTATACCTCGTTTACGAGCCCACTCATCGATATCTTTACAGTAAGGCTTAGGAATAGAGTTAGCCTGGAGATAATTATAGAGATCAAACTCTTTTTCTTCTTTAAGAAAGGCATCTACTTGACCTTCAAGATCTCCGATCACTTCTGCAATTTTATCTTGCATATAATCGCGTACAGAAGGACGAGGCGTTTTATCTACAACAACTTTAATTACTTGCTTAGTTGTACTAAGATTAATAATATAACTATCTAAGTCTTCGTTATGCCGTTCTATTAACGTATTACCGTTTAACACCATACGTGATAACCAGCCATAAGTTAGAATAATATTACTGTCAGATACCCCGTCGATATCGACAGCTATACCCTTATGCTTAATATAAGTCTTTAAATATAAACGTGCATCTTTTTTATCTTTATCTTGATTATAAAAATTAAAAGCACGAGAAAGAGCAGACTTATAATTAGTTAAGTCTGGGGTAATACCATGAGGTTCGGTTACAATAACTCTACTCATAGACCATCCCCTAGGTTAAATCTAATTTCAGTAACAGCATCATAACGGAATGACCGCCATTCTTTCTTATCGATATCATAAACCGGGCAAGTATCCTCGCTCACGGTCTTAACTCGATCGGTTTTCTTTTCATAATCTAACGTCTTACCTTCTTGCAAGGTACAGTTCATAATACGAATAGAACCATCTTTCTTACGAAAATGAACATTAACATAATGCATTCGTAACACACCACCTAACCATTCACGAAATACTTTTCGTTCGTCTTCGCTTGCATTAGTATAGTAAGTAGGTTCATACCCGTATGCTTTAACTTCATTCATAATTAACTTCCAGTTCTCAAAAATAACGTCTTACCGTCAGGAGACTTTTGAAAGTCTTCAATAAAGACATGATGTTTATCTTCAGATTCAATTATAGCTTTATCTGCCGCATACCACAAGTCCCACCACTTAAGGTTACCACTGGGTAAAGGGATCGATACTGCACGCTCATGACCCCAATGATCTTTATAGATCAGGGTTTCAGCCTCTAAGTTAGAGAGATCGTACATACTACTTATTTCATAGATAGACCAAATAGATCTAAAGCTTGCATCATCTTTAATCTTATCAAAGTAATTAAACTTAACATCAAAATCATCAGTCATATAATCTCCTTAACATACGTTATTATATGCTAAATCTGAGTTACGATCAAGCGTTACGTAACGGTCTTAGATGTGACTTATTTACTTTACATTGAATCCAAGAATTATACCAGGCGTTGCTGTCTTCAAGAACAGCCCGTAACATCTGCTCCTTGGCTTCCAAGTAGTTAGTTACGCCTTTAGATGGGCACAGATGAATTATTGTGCGTTTGAAGTTCTCTCTTCCCAGAGATTCGATATCTGTTTTGAGCTCATCAGAAGAACTCCAATATTCTTTCCAGTCAGATTCGACTTTGTACGATTTACGTTTCTTATTAACTTGCTTTCGCTTGATAGACCAGAAAAACTTTTTCCCAATGTATTTCCGACCAGATAACAAGTTTTCAATTTCATAGACAAATCCATAATATTCTCCAGGTTCATAATAAGGTTCACCATTGTATAGCCAATCGCTCATTCGTAATCGTCCGATTCCTCTTCTTCCTCATTATCAATTTCACCGCCACAAAAAGGACAGAAATTTACTTCATAATAAGAGTCATCAAGAGAATGTTTAATTTTAAAATCTGCGTCACAACTACCGCAGTTATAATGGTTATTAGCCAATTTGTTTTACCTCTACGTTACATTTTTCTAGAAATTTAATACCTTCTTCACTACGATATGTATCCCTGTAAAAAACCGAGTTAATTCCTGACTGATATATTAATTTTGCACATTCAAGGCAAGGGGCATGAGTTACAAAAAGATCGGCTCCTTCCGTAGAATTAGAAGACCGGGATACTTTAGCAATTGCATTAGTTTCAGCATGAAGTACTTCAGGCTTAGACTTCATGAGCACGGTACCAGTAAAGTCTTTATGGCCAACCGTCTCACATACATTACCCCACCCCGATGGCATGCCATTGTAACCAATACCTATAATAGTATTATCCTTTACAATGACACAGCCAACTTGGAGACGCACAGCGGTAGAGAGATCAGCATAAACCTGCGCCGCTTTCATGTGTGCAATAATATATTTTTCCTTCATTGAAATGAATTACCAGCAATAACTACACGATCTGTTACACTTGTATGTTCTGGTACTTCATGCTTTAACCAACTCGGAAATAGAACTAACATACCGTCTTTTGGTTTGACAATCGCATCAATACTTCTAAAAATTAAAGGTGCGCTATCTTCACCTGCCTCAACATAATATACAAACGATATATGAAAAGGAGAATGATTATGTTCTATAGTATAGTCGCCTTTCCTATATACAGCCCCCCATATTTGTTGTATAGGAGAGTAAAGCACATCTTGTTTTATATTAAGGTCATATAAACTGGTAATATAATCACCATGGGCCTGTCTATAAAACTCTTTAAATTCTGTAAACGGGTAAAAATCATATTTTGGACTTCTATTAATAAAGTACGTTGTCATGAACGCCTTTACATTAGTTCGTCTATCCTGATCGTCACCAAAATCCAGTATTTTTTGTTTTAATACTTTATTAAGTTCTTCGCAGTCCGGTATAATATACGTCTTAACTAATTTTTCAGTTATCATTTACTATCTTATAAAAGTAATATTTAATTTAAGCAGCCCGACCCCATACATCATCCCATGAACCGGTATGAGCTGCCTTAGCATAATCTGTCGCTCTATTTTCAAAAAAGTTAGTATGAGTAGGAGCGTTAATCATTTCCTCAACCCAAGGTAAAGGATTTTTCTTAACCTTCATAATTCCCTTAAGACCAAGACTAATAAGGCGACGATCAGTAATATAGCGGATGTAACGTTTAACGTCATCAGCGTTAAGACCATCCATACCACCCATGCTGAATGCCAGATCGATAAACCTATCTTCGAGTAGAACCATCTTTTCAGCAATTGTGTACAATTGTCCTTTAAGCTCATCGTTCCAAATCTCCGGATTCTCTTGAATGTATGTTCTGAATAGTTTAATCATTCCTTCGCAGTGTTGAGTCTCATCAACGATTGACCAAGTAACAATCTGCCCCATCCCCTTCATTTTTCCATGACGAGGAAAGTTCAACAACATAATAAATGAACTGAACAGTTGCATTCCTTCTGTGAACGCAGAAAACACTGCAATATGCTTTGCTGTATTTTCTTTAGTAGAGTTTTGTTGAGAAATGTCCAGAACATAGTCATGCTTCTCTTTCATCTCTGCATACTCAAGAAACTGATTGTACATCGTTTCAGGTAGTCCTAGAGTCTCAATTAAATGTGAGTAGGCAGCAATGTGTAAAGCTTCACGGGCAGCGAAGCCAAGCAACATCATCCGTACTTCTGGTTGAGGAAAGTAAGGAAGATAATTGTTTACATAACCACCTGCAACATCAATATCCCCTTGTGTAAAGAATCTAAAGATGTGTGTGAGGAACATCTTTTCCTCTTTAGATAACTTACTCTTCCAATCTTTAACGTCTTCCACCATTGGAACTTCTGTGTGAAGCCAATGACTTTGCTCATGTTTTAACCAAGCATCGTATGCCCATGGGTAATTAAATGGCTTAAATGAACTGCGTTCGTCTGTAAGTCTACTTTGATTTTTTCTTGACATTTTATTTACTGTTAATTAATTCGTTTACAAATTCTAATAATAATTTATGATGCTTGCCTTTATGCCAATAAGGCTTTGTATGTTTTTCGTTATACCAGGATTCTAGAGAATCTAAACATGCACCCATCACACCTATTTTACCTTGTTTGATACACATTGGATCACCATTAAAATATAATCCAACTGTTTCAAATTTATTTTCGTCACCTAAAAAAGCACACCCGTCTCGAAAAAATATTCTTTCAGGTTTACCTTTCCATACTATGTGAGCTGCTTTATTGTAACATTTTTTGATATCCGCGCTAGGTCTTTTTATATACTGAACGGCATCAACACCATCCAAAATATCAAAATAGTGTTTACCAGCCCAATAAGCGCCAACACAAATACCGAGATAGGCCCCGCCGCCCGTTACAAACTCGGCTACAGCGTTTGCTCTTTTACGAAGAAATAATCCATCATAATCATCAGCATCTCCTACACCTCCAGGGAATGCTAAAAGATCTACATTTTTAAAAGTTTCAGGAAGACATTCTTCTTGGGTAAATGTCTTAATATTGAAATGCGGGGATAACGCAAACATAATACCGTCCCCACACTCTTCAGCTTCCTTAGAGGAATCATCTCTAAAAAGTGCAATTGTTTTCATCTAGCCCTCACAGGCTATACATACATCCCCGTCAATAATTGCCTTCATATCTAATTCTTTGATTACTTCCCGCTCAATTCGTTTAGATACCTTATCTGCTTTACCAATCTTCTCGCTACGGCAGTAGTACAAGGTCTTAAGCCCGGACTTCCAAGCAAGATAATGCACAGCATGTAAGTACTTAATGTTTACATCCGGACGGAAAAACAGATTGAGTGATTGCGCTTGGTCGATAAATTCTTGACGATCGGCGGCGTGCTGAACAAGCCATCTCTGGTCAATCTCCATGGAAGTTTTAAATACGTCTTTCTGCCATTGGTCGAGTATATCGAGGTGTTGAACAGATCCATCGTTTGCGATAATACTTGACCAGATGTCGTTATAGTCCAATTTGCTGTCTTCATCACATTTACCTTTAATAATAATATCTAACCACTTATTCTTTGTTAGGTGAGAGCCGGAAAGAGTGTCTTGACGATATGCATTAGCACGGTAAGGCTCGATACTAGGACTAGTGTTACCCATGATAATTGAACTAGAAGCATTAGGAGCAATAGCCATAAGGTGGCTAAAGCGCTGCCCTGTCCCCACTGCATCAAGTGCTTCTCCGCGAAGTCTTCCAAGTTGTTGATTAGCTTCATTTAGTTCTTCTCTGACGTGTTTAAAGACCTGTTTGTTTCTTCCAACGGCCATGGCGCTTTCCCATGGGATGTTATTTCGTTGTAGATAAGCATGCCAACCCAAAGCGCCGATACCAATAGAGCGCTCACGTATGGCAGAGAACCTTGCACGTTCAACGGTGGTAGGAGCATTATCAATAAAATACTGAAGTACATTGTCAAGCATTTCAGCAACATCACGAAGGAATAAAGTATCGTTCTTCCACTCATCATAGTACTCCAGGTTTAATGAAGATAGACAACATACTGCAGTTCTTTCTTTATCAGTAGGTAAGATAATTTCTGAGCACAAATTAGATTGACGAATCTTTAAACCAAGTTTCTTTTGAAACTCTGGCATATGTTTATTACTTGTATCAATAAAGTGCAGATAAGGTTCTCCCGTCTGCATACGCATATCAAGAATACGTTGCCAGAGTTCACGAGCAGATACTACTTCTCTTACTTCATTATTATGCGGGTCGACCAGGTTCCAGGAATCGTCTGCATCCTTATCAATCATACTACGTTCGACTAACTGCATAAACTCGTCGGTGATATTAATACCGTGGTGCAGGTTCTGGGTCCTCATGTTGGGATCACCAGTTGGTTTTCTCATCTCTAAAAATAAGAGAATATCCGGATGACTAATATCAAGATAAGCGGCATAACTACCACGACGAGTCCTACCTTGTCTGTAAGCGAGAGATGATGCGTCATATGTACGAAGGTGGGGCATGACTCCAACCGATTTATCATCCGATGCGCGAATTCCAATACCAATTCCAACTCCTCCACCTAGCATACTGAGCCAATTTACTTCAGATAGGGTGTTAACGAGACCAGCGCTGGAATCATCAAGATAAGGTAAGAAGCAGCTAATAGGCAAACCTCTCGCGGACCTACCGAACGAAAGAATAGGAGTAGAATAACTAAGCCAATGCTTAGAAGAATAATCGTATAAACGCTGGGCATGTGCTTCATCCGTTCCAAATGCTTTTGATACAAACGCAAATCTTTCTTGCGGCGATGTCTCGTCATCACGCATATACGATTCCTTAAGACGCAATACACCCAGTGTATCAAACAAAGCGTCGCGAGAATAGTCTACCGTAATACCATGTATTTTACTCATAGCTTTTATTTTACCTACTTGTTATTTTTATTTAACTGATTCAAAAATCTTTTTTTGTGACTGATACCATTCAATCCAGGCATCGTGCTTGATCACGCATTCATAATATAGTGTGTAATTGTATGTAATGTTTTTCGCTATATCACTAAGCTTTACATCTTCATTTAGTTGCTTAAGTGCAGGACACTTTAGAAATAGCTCGGTAGGAACTTCTGGAAATTTTGCAGTAACTGGAACCGTTGTACAACCGGTAAGTAGTAAAATGAGTAGTAGGTATTTCATTTTACTTCCTTGGCTGCATCGTTAAGGGCTTTAACAAACTCTTTTGGTACCGCACATGTGTTATCGTATTTAGTTATCTCACGGTCTACATATTTAATTATGTCCTCTCCGCGCTCTTTAACTATTTGTTTCTTAACTACTACCTTCTGCACAATCTTAATAGTCTCTTTTTTGCTCTCAACTTCAGCGGCCGCTACCTTGGCTTCCATCTCCTTTACCCTGGCAACCCACTCTTTGTTATTGTAAATTGCACCTTCAAAGAAAATACCAAAAGCTAATACTACAAAACCAACTATTCGAATTGGAATGTAATAGGTATCGACCAGGGGAATTCTTTTGAGAAACATACTGGCTAAAATCGCCAGTATACCGAGTATGCTAAAGGCATGAAAGAAGCTATCAGGAAAAAAGTTGAATATCCACATTGTAGTTATTTATTATTTGATACTTCTTAACATCGTTTCCACCCAATAAATTTCATCTTAGCGGTTAACCCAGTAAACGTATTATCTTTAATAATCTTCTTAACGTTGTGACCGGCCATTACCATCTCATTAATATCTTTTTCAACTATCGTTTGCGGCCACAGAACTACATTATAACCTAGTTCTATGTTTTTATCAATCAACTTGCATACTTCTTTATTACGAGGCTGGTTATCAAACACGACAATCAATTTATCTTTATCTAGCCCGGTCTCATTGAGCTTTCCAAACGATGTACCGCTTACAGCAATTGCATTATCTAAGAACAAGCTATCAATAGGACCCTCTACCACGTATATAGGTTTACTCTTATTTACAGAGTCTATACCGAATAGGAGCGGTACACCGTCTTTAACTTTGATAGTGATATAACGAAGCGTCTCACCGCGTAAGGCTCTACAGGTAACCCCAGATAGCTCATTGTTGTTATCGTAAAAAGGGAGCACCAATCGGGGTTCTTCTCCTTGAATACTTTCTTTATATTTGTCATTTAGTTGTACTATATCTTTAATATTATTAATAAAATAAAGTTGTTTTTGCTT